GTCGTCGCCCCGGTGCCTGATGAGTTTTACGATGTCCCGCCCCTGCCGCACGGCCAGCACTGTGGCGTCTGCCCCGAACCGCGCCGGGTCCACCCCGATCACGATGGGCGCTGACGGGTCTTTGTAGCGCTCCCGTTTCATGGCGTCGTCCACCACCATGCTGGAGATGAACTGGTCGTCGCCAGCGTTCGGGAACTCCCCGTACACCTCGACGTGCGCTTGGCCCGAGTCGGCCCCGTATTCGTCGATGATCTGCTGGTAGACCTGCTTGTCCGTCCCCTCTACTGTACGGGCGTCCACCACCTTGGTCTGCCAGAACTCCCGCTTGCTGTGGAATGTCTCGTAGAAGTACCCCGTGTTGCGCCGTGGGTTGGAGAACGCCAGCCAGAAGCGGTTGGGCGTGTTCTCTGTAAAGAAGCCAGCCGTCACCGCCCAGATGGCGTCGTCGATACCACTGGCCTCGTCGAAGATCACCATCACACCGTCGAAGTTGTGCACCCCCGCGTAGGCGTCAGGGTTCTCCGCTGACCACAGCCGCCCTTCCACGCCCCAGTAACGTGTGCCTTTCTTCAGGTCGCGCTCGACCAGTTCGGTCAGCCACTTGGCGGGCATCAGTCTGGTGGCGCTGACCTCGAACCAGTGGCTGTTCAAGCTCATGGCTAACCACTTGGTGATCTCAGCCCAAGTGACCGACCGGAGCTGTGACTCTGAGTTAGCCGACACGATGGTCGTTGAGCCGATCCTGGTGGACAGCATCCAGATCACAATCCAACTGACCAACGCCGACTTGCCAATCCCTCGACCTGAGGAGACTGCGTGGCGCAGGGTGTTGAAGTCCACCTCGCCTTTGTTTGCCTTGATGTGTTCGCCGATTTTCTGTAGCACCTCGCGCTGCCACTTGCGTGGCCCGTCGAAGTGTTCCAGTGGCGTGCCCTTGACGCCCCACGGGAACGTGTACAGCACAAACGCCAGTGGGTTGTCCTTGTACTGTGGCGACCAGAGTCTCGCCATGAGTTCCTGTTCGTCTTCAGCCGAATAGATGGTGGTTTGCATTAGACGTTCTGCCTGTTAGGTGCGCGGCGGCTAGTCAGCGCTGGTGTACCCAACGCCTGTTGCGGTCTTGGCTCGTGCGCCACGACGTCTACCACGTCCGCTGCCCTGCGCTCGGCCTCGGCCAGTGCGCCAAGGATACTGATCTGCTGGTTGACGTCCACTGTGATGGCCTGCTTGGCGACCCAGCCGTGCTGGTGCTTCAGGATTTCCAGTGCTATTTTGGCGTCGCCCTCCAGCGCTGCCGTGTGCAGCACCTGCGTCAGTGCTTTCTCACCCTCTGCGCGTCCCTTTTCCTCGGCTAACTGCGCCAGTGGGTCTAGTTCGCACAACTGCCGATAGGCTTTAGGCAGCAGCCCTGCGGCCAGCGCCAGGTTGTCGCCCTTCAACCCGATCTTGGCGGCGTCGTAGATGCGGTTAAGCACCGCCTCGGTGGCGCGGATGTCGTTGATGACAAGTGGCAGTGAATGAAAACTCATAGTTGTATGGCCGCGTGGATGCGTGCGTGCATCTTATATTAAAAAATAAAAATTGTTCGCGGACGCTACGCTACCGTTGGCCCATCCGCTCGGCCCTACCCCCTCCCCCTCCCAGCAAAATCCACCATGCAGTCAGTGTGTGCTTACTAACATTTTGTTGGCCATGTTGGCTGCCAACACCAGGCCGTCAACCCCTAGCTGTATGCACTGTGCATTTATACAGTACTGGATGCAAACCCACCACTGTATAAACTGTAGTTTGTTGGCTATGTTGGCTATGCACGGCCAACAGCCAACAATGCCTACATGCATGCGCCAGGCGCGCGCGTCGCGTCGATGTGTTGGCTATGTTGGCATGTTGGCTATGGTGTTTTAATCGCTGTACCCCTCTTGGGAATACTAAGCATACTTACCATTTTAGGGTTTTTTCAAAAGTCATCATCTAATAGCCTACATAGCCCACAAGCCCCCAAAACCCGCATGAACAGGCGCTTGCAGCGTTGGCAACAACCCCCAAAAACCATAGCCCAACGCGCACCAACGCTAACCCACAAAAACAGTTGTAACAAGTTGTAACAAACCCCTTTACAGTTGCAAGCATATCCCTTACACTCGAGCTGTGTTCAACAAACCAACCATGAAAGTACTGTATGAAAGACAAAATTCTAGACATCTTGGCCGCGCTTTTGATCGCTGGCGCGCTGCTAGTTGGCGCGCTGGCTTACTTCGACATCCTCACAAAATAAGGAACCAACACCATGAAAAAATCAACATTAGCCCTGGCTGTTAACCAAGCTTGGCCGAAAATTAGCGTTACATCGAAGCTCGACGGGATCCGGTCTTGGAGCTTGCAAGCGCTAGATACCTGCCCTGGCTCGATTGAATCCCCTGGCGTGCTCGTTGACGCATGCAAAGGTTGCTATGCGACAACTGGAAATTACGTGTTCGCAAACGTAAAAGCACCACGTGAGCACAATCGCCAGGATTGGCAGCGCTTGGATTGGACCGACAACATGGTCCAAGAATTGATGCGCGACGAATATTTTCGCTGGCTTGATTCGGGCGATCTTTACAGCCTGGCGCTGGCTGAAAAGGTGCTCGAGGTCATGCAGCGTACCCCGTGGGTGAAACACTGGCTACCAACGCGCATGCATAAATTCCCAAAATTCCTGCAAGTGTTGCGCGCCATGCAGGCGCTGCCCAATGTATCGGTCCGGTTTTCGGCCGATAGCGTCACTGGCGAATATATCCCCGGCCTGCATGGTTCTGTTATCGGTCCAAGCGCCGACACGTTCCAAGCGCATCCTGGCGCGTCACTCTGCCAAGCATACGAGCATGAGGGCAAATGCTCCGGTTGCCGCGCGTGTTGGGATAAGTCGATCGAATTGATCTGCTACCCTGCCCACGGCCGCAAGATGGCCAAAGTAATAATGATGAAGCTTGCCTGATTTTCAGTTTATGCGGCTATGCGGCCGCATATGCGGACAATCGGTCCGACATTAGGGGCAAAACATGAGCAAATTTTCTGTAGGCGATCGCGTCGCATTCGCGCGCGACGTGGTCCGACGCGTCGGACATGATAAGCACACGGCCGACGCGCGCGGCCGCGTGGTTGACGTTAACGGGCCGGTGGTCACTGTTGACTTTTCCGGGTCTTGGCATCCACATGAAAACGGTAGCACGCTGCGTTTTGTACCGGCCAAAAACCTAACCAAAATTTTGGCCAATGGGGTGATTTATGACTAAATCACCGATACCCGGATACCAACATAACCCGCGGCCAGACCGATACCCTACGCGGGAAACATGGCCGCGTGAGGGCACCACCGGCCACCATAAGGGGCGGCCGGTCAAACTTATGACGGTATATCACCAATACCGCGCGTTATTTCAGACTGGCCCCTATTCCACCATGGCCGCAAACTTGCAGGATTTCGTAGTGTGGCCATTTCAAAATGAGCCGGTCCCTTGGACACCGGCGGAGATTCGCGCCAGTATGCCGGAGGGCCTGCTATGAGGGTCAAGGAATTTTGGCAGTGGCTGATTGAATTGGCCGATGCTACAGACAACGCGCCGATTGACATGCCAAGCGCTGAACATGCTTTTTTAACCGGCCGAACAGTGGCCGAATACTTGGAGAATCAGAATGATCACAATTAAACACGCCCGCGCGACGTTTACGGTCAAGCCGGAAAACGCGCCAGGGATACATGATCTATTGGCCCTCATTGACAAGTCGAAGGGCAAACGAGGGGCGAAGCTGGACCGGCCTAAGGGCATCGATAAGCACGACAGCCGAAAACGCGACTACCCCCAATTCAACCCGCGCGTTATGCTGACAAGCGACTATGTGACGGCTTACGTCGCGCTAAACCATGCGCGCCTACACCTGGCACCATGCGCGATTGAACCGGCCGTAAACCGTACACCTGAGGGTTATGACCCGGCATACCCGGTTTGCGTTGCGGAGATCGAGGGCGAGATTACGCTGCGGGAGATATTAGAGGGCGCGCTATGATGGCCCTAGCGGCCCTTGTGGCCGCGTTACTGGCGGTATTGCTGAAACTGTAAAAAAGGGCCTTAAAGGCCCTTTTTATTTGACCGCGCGCAAAGTTGACGTGGGCGGCTCTTCCACCATAGCCCGAAGATCTGATTTTGACGCGGCCGCTAATTCAGGCGCGCAGAAAATGTGCTTTTTGGTCTGATAAGCGCGCGACGCCAGGCGGCCACAGTCAACCCAACCGGCTTCCTTGAGGGCGTGCAACAGCGCGCCTTGGACCACTTTAATGGCGCCAGGCGCGGACCCTTGCAGGCGATCGCACAGCGCATGCCAGGGCGCGCCAACGACGCCTTTTGAGAATTCACCGATGCGGGCGCGCATAAGCTCCACAAGGAACGACTCAGCGCCAGACATGCCCGCTTCAACCATGATGGCCTTGGCTTCGGTCATCATCGGGGGTAGGCCGGGGTTGAACGCGGCCACGTCGCGGAGATGCAGCCAAGCGGCCACGCAGGCCATGCCGCCCGACTTGTACCAGGCCCACAGGCCCACCGACTCGGTGGGGGACATGCGGCCGGCGTCGGACCAGATGACAAACCAGCGCCTATCCTCTGTGGGGAGGTTGATCGCGACGCGCTCATTAGAGTAGGCCAAGACAAACAACCGATTCAAGGCCATGTAGGGGTGCAAGCCCTTACGGTTAATGGGCAGCATGTCGGGGGGCGCAGCAATCAGGGGTTTGAGTTGGTTTTCAAGGGCGCGGCGGTCCTTTGCTTCGGCTTGGCGCAGCTCATTGATCACCATCACCTCGGTTTCGAGGGCATAGCCCCATTGGGAGGTCAGCTCCTCGTTTCGGACCAGGGACACGTTAATCAGGGCGTCGCCACCGATCGCCCACAGGAACGGTGCCCACAGGGTATCTTTACCGACACCAGGCGCGCCACCATGTAGGACAGCGTGGTTGATCTTACGGTTAGGGTTTTGGACCTTGAAGGCCATCACGTCAAGGACATGCGCGCGCTCACGGTCATCGGGGATCATGCGCTCGACGTGCGCCAGCCAGGGGCCAGCATCACCGGCCACGGCCGGGGGCCGAGCGTCGCGCCAGCGGTTGCCGTACACTAGGCCATCACGGGCGCAGAGGATCGACTCGCCGGGGGCGTAGGTCAGGCCGACCAGCGACCGCGCGCCCTTCTTTTGGCGGTTTTCATCAAAGCTGGTCGCGGCTTCGATCTTGGGCTTTTTGGTGCCGTGAATCGAAGTGCAGCCGATGTGCCGGAAGATGGCGTTGAACGTAGCCCGGCTGATCTCGCGGCGCTCTTGCATGTCAAAGTAGGCGTCGTCATCTTGCAGGTAGGCGAAGCGCTCATACCAGCCCTCTTTTTCAACCCGGCCCAGCTCTTTGCGCTCCACCTCGGCCACGACTGCTGCGGCGGCGTCGGGGTACTGCGGAGTAGGCGCTAACTTACTAAGTGCGCCCTCCATCGCAGCGGTCAGCAGCTCATCACGCAGGCCGGGGGTGTGCTTGGGGCCACCCTGCTCGGCCACCCACTGGAGGAACGTGGACGAATCAAAATCAATGCAGTGCGAATGCAGGCAGCAGTAGGCGCGGTTGGCGGGCAGGTAGCGCCCCTCGGGGTTGCCGTCGCTGTGCTCGGCTGAGTTGGGGCAGATCACGCCAGCCCAGCCCTCTTGGTTCGGGCGGGACAGCAGCAAACCGTTGTCGGACAGCCAGACCATCACGTCATCGGTGCCATCGTCAGAGATGCGGATCGGGCGGTGCACGGCTGACACGTCACCGGGCACGACGTTAAGGGCGTCGCATATCTGGGGGAGGGTGAAATCGCGCTCGGGGTGAAAC